AGAGGTGGGTTAGTAGGAGCAGTTAGTTTGTTGAACAGATTAACACAATCTGAAAAGGATGAACTATATGAAGGTAAAGTAAACCCAATCGTTCAGTTCCCTGGACAAGGTATCGTAGTATTCGGACAAAAAACATTGCAAGATAGACCATCTGCATTGGATAGAATTAACGTAAGAAGATTGTTGTTGACTGTTAGAAAGTATATTGCATCTTCATCTAGATATTTAGTGTTTGAACAAAATACTTCTGAAACTAGAAACCGATTCTTAAACATCGTTAATCCTTATTTGGATAGTATCCAACAAAGACAAGGACTTTACGCATTCAGAGTTGTAATGGATGATACTAACAACACACCTGATGTGATTGATAGAAACATATTAGCAGGAGCTATTTTCTTACAACCAACTAAAACTGCTGAATTCATTCAAATTGATTTCAACATTTTACCGACTGGAGCAAGTTTTAGCGGATAATTTTAAAAAACAATATTTATAAGTAATAAACATTAAATATATACACAAATGCCAGAAATATTAGAGTTTGACAAGATGTTCTACAGAAATTTTGAACCCAAATTGGGGAATAGATTTATTATGGAAATCAATGGTATTGAATCATACATCATCAAAACGGCAAGTAGACCAACATTTACTTCGGAAATAGTTGAATTAGACCATATCAACGTAAAGCGTAAGATAAAGGGAAAATCAACTTGGGATGATATCACTATCTCTCTTTATGACCCAATTGTTCCATCTGGAGCACAGCAAGTAATGGAGTGGGTTAGAAGTTCACACGAATCTCTAACAGGTAGAGATGGATATGCAGCTTTTTATAAGAAAGATATTAATTTCTTCTTATTAGGTCCAGTTGGTGATAAAGTTGAACAATGGACTCTTAAAGGAGCATTCATCACTTCAGCAAACTTTGGTGAATTAGATTGGGCTTCAAACGACCCACTATCGATAGAATTAACTTTAACTTATGATTACGCAATTCTTGAATATTAATCTCTAATTGTAAACTTTAAAATAATTTAATATGGGGTGTAGAAATACATCCCATTTTTTTGTTTTATATATACTTATAATTAAACAAAATGTTATTATTATGGAAGAAATTACCGAACAAGCAGTTAGCAGAGGATTAAATGCTAATCCTGTTTATCAACAACAAAAATCGTATCCATTCCCAACGGAAATTATTAGTTTACCATCAAAAGGATTAGTATATCCTGAAAATAGTCCATTAGCAAAAGGTGAGATTACGGTTAAACTGATGACAGCCAAAGAAGAAGATATTCTTACTTCTACAAACCTCATTCGTAAGGGTGTGGTAATTGATAAATTATTAGAATCTATAATCGTAGAACCTGGAGTAAGTCTTTCTGATTTGATAATTGGAGATAAGAATGCAATTCTAATAGCAACTAGAGTATTGGCGTACGGACCAGAATATAATGTTACGGTAACCGACCCAGCAGAAAACGAACCAGTTCAAACTAAAGTTGACATGAGTAAATTATCAATTAAAGAAGTTAATGAAAATTTACTTAACAGACAGAATGAGTATGAATTCACATTACCACAATCAAAAACATTAATTAAATTTAAATTATTGACGCATGGTGATGAAGTGGCAATCAATAAAGATATTGAAGCATTTGAAAAAACTTTAAAAGAAGGAAAAGAAGTTACCACACGTTTAAGAAGACTTATTTTAGAAGTGGATGGTAACAGAGATTTGGGGTTTATTAGTAATTACGTTGTAAATCAGTTGAGAGCAGCCGATTCTAGAGCATTAAGAAAATATATACAACAAATTACTCCAGATATAGATTTGAGTTTTGATTATGAATCACCGTTTACAGGAGAGAGGGAGGCTCTTCGTGTTCCAATAGGACTCGACTTTTTTTACCCTACCGAGTAATTATTCTGTAACTTTACATAAACAGATATTTTCATTAATTTATAACTCAAATGGCGGGTTTACTTGGCATGATGTATATTTCATGCCCACTAAATTAAGAGAATTTTATTGGAACGAATTACTTAATAGTAAGAACGCGGAAGCTAAATTGTATGAAAATGCGACTAAAAAAGCAGCATCTGCTCCTAGTAGAGCACGAAGAAAATAGTATTATGTATATTTATATGTAATTATTATAATTAATTATGGCAAAGAGTCGAAAACAAGAAGCAATAGATTCAGTTCAAGAAAGAAGTATAGGTACTTTTCAAGCAACCGTTGACAATTTTTCAAAAGTAGCAGAAAAATTAGCAGATTCTTTTGCCGGATTCGCAAAAACACAAGAGCTAGACCGAAAATCAAAGAAAAAAGTAGAAGGAGAAAAGAAAAAAGAGAGTGGCGAACAAAAAAAAGTACGCCAAGCTATGGATTCTGCCAATGACCTATTTGGTAGAAAAACCATGTCCGTAGCCGGAAAATTAATGGGTAAAGCAAATTTTGATGGATTCAAAAAAGGAGTAGCTGGTATAAAGGGTGGTGGTGGAACAGGTGGTATGTTGGGTAAAGCCGCAGCAGGATTAGGTTCGGCTGGAGGTATGATATTAAGAGCAGCTGGACCAGCAGGAGCTGTAATTAGTGGTTTGAAAATGGCCTATGATTTTTGGAATAGTGGTGGATTGGCTAAATTGGTAGCTGGAGTAAAAATGGCTACAAATAAAGGCAGTATGATGGGTCCTGGTGGGGTAGCAGAAATGCAGAAAAATTTAGAAGGAACTGAAGAGTTTAGAAAAATTGATGCAAAATACACATATCAAAAACCATTAGAATTAAAACAAAATCTTACTAAAGACTATTTTGAGTGGGAGAAAGGCACTGAAATGGATATGCTTCAATATCAACAGTCTATAGTAAAAGATGAAATTGAATATGAATTAGGGTTAAGAAAAGATAAACTTCAATTTCAATTAGACCAAGAAAAAGAAGCATTAGATGCCGAATTAGAAAAAAGGAAAGCAATATCAGCCTCTGGTATATCATTTATACAAAAGTATGCAACCATTTCGGAAAGAGCATTAAAAGCAATCGGTTCTGGTACAAAACAAATACTAGAAGGAGTAGGTAAATTCACTGCTACATTTGGATTGGGAATTAAACAAAGTTTTCAACTATCTGAAAACGCGCAAGGTTTGGCGTATCATTTAAGTGGAAGTGATGAGGATGTCATGAATATGACAAAATTATTCAGTTTGATGGGTAAAACTTCAGCTGAAACGGCTCAAAATTTAATAGCCGGATTTGAATCATTTGCTAAAATAAATGATATAGCACCTCAAGTAATCTTCAATCAAATTAAAGAAGCGGGTGAAGATATATATAAATTCAGTAATGGTACTGCTGATAGTTTTGCAAAACAGGCAGTTTTATTAAGTAAAATGAGTGTATCAATGTCATCAATGATGAAGGCATCGGATACTATGGTATTAAACTATAAAGATAGTATTAAAGCGGAAATGAGTTTATCCGCAATGTTGGGTAAAAATGTAAATCTTTCTGAAGTAAGAGCTAAATTAATGGCAGGTGACCAAGCAGGAGGTGCAGCGGCTCTTAAATCTGCATTGGGTGGCATGGATATTGGTGCAATGAATCCATTTGCTAAACAACAATTATCACAGGCTACCGGAATGGATATATCTGCGTTAATGGCATTAATGGAAGGTAAAGAGGGAGAAGTTAGTGGGGAATTAAAAGCGGAAGCGGCTAAAGGAAAAGCATTTGCAGATGCGGCTCTTAAACAAGATATAGCAAATCAAGGAGCTAAATTAAAATTAGAACAAGAACAAAGAAAAAAGTTATTAGAGTTTGAGCAAAGACAGAGATTAGCAATGATGATGTTAGAACAGGCTCAAAAACTTGACCAAATAAAATTAGAAGCAGCTTACAGAGCAAAATGGGAATTTGAATATGCTCGAAGTGAAGAAAAAGCTACGCAAGCGGCAAATGCTTTAGCAGAAAGTGCAACTAATATCATTGCTAGCAGAGGAACTGGTGGTTCGATGCAAGACCAAATTTTAGCAGGATACGGTATTGATACATCATCAGCAGCATCTAGTCAATCGGCTCAAATAATGAAAACATTAAAAGAGCAGAACCAGATTACCGATGCCCAGTTATCAAAGTATATTTTAGATTTAGATACTAAATTATCTGAAATAGATGTAAAAGATAAAGCTGCAATTGAATCTACAATATTGTCTGCACAACAGGGTGCGTTTGGAAATGAAATAACTGCTTACAATTCAAAAATGGAGGCAGAAATTAAACGAATCGAACTTATAGCTACGGAATATGCCAAATTGGGGGGATATGCACCATCGGTGATGACGAAAACTGGCGCAACTGAAGAAGATATTGAGAAAGTAAAAGGGTTGGTGAATTTAACAGGACGGGGTAGAAAGGATGCTAAAGGAAGGATTGTTGGCCAAACAGGGGTAGTTGACGCTGCTAAAATTGAACAATTAAGACAGACAAATTTATTAGGTTATAAATCTACAATTGCAGCTACTGATAAAAATACAGAACAAACAATACAATTAGCTAGTAATGTTGCAACAAACGGACAATCTGACGTAGCAAACCAGGAGGAAATAAAGTTATCAATGAATGAGGGTAATGCTGCTACAATAGCTGGTAATGATAAGTTGTTTGCCCAAGCGTTAACTCAAGCGGAGTTGGATAAAAAACTACAAGAAACAGGAGCCGGTCAATTAAGTGAAGCCGAATTTAACTCCGCTTTACAAATAGAAACCGTTTCATTACTCGGATTGGCTACTCAAACATTGGTACAAATTGCCATAAACACACAAGGTATATTTGATGGTGAGCTTAATTTGAGTGGCAAAGCAATTACAACACAACTTCGTGAAGAAGCCAGAAGGTCTTATGCATTAGGTGGAAATGGTAGAAAGACCATTGGTGATTTCATATAATACATTTGAAAATTAATAATAAATCTGAATTAGAGATATTTATAGTAAATGTAGAACTATAGATGGCACAAATTAGAGACCTTTTCAAATCACAAAAAAAAGACCTTTATGGAAAATTAGGAGAAATCCGAATTGAAAGTAAAGGATTTGTTGATGTAGCCCGTAGTGCGGCATTATTAGCATCATCACCCAATAAAGTAGCAGATATAATTGGAAATCAAGTTGGAGGTGCTTTAGGTGGATTTGCAAACAGGCCAGATGATACTATATTCAGAAGTGAAGCTCCTTTTGCGAAACCATTAACACTCATTGCATTAACTCAAGCTCAATTAAGAAACGCAGTAGATGCTGATAGAGCATATTATGTAAAAGATACACCTGCACCCAATTCAATCATTAAGAGATTATTAGATGGACAATCTCCTGCATCAGCAGCAGCTCTTGTAGCACAACAAGGGTTGAATAAATTTGGTTCAGTAAAAGAATTAAAAAAATTAGCAACTCAATTAAAAAATGCAAATGCCACTCCAAATGGATTTGCTCCTGAATTTGGAAGAACCGAACTTGGAGGTAAACCAATGGGAACAACAAAGAAGTTTTCAGAGTATAAACAAGTTGTACAATTAGATGTAAGAGGTGAAAAACCCGCCACTAACATATTAGGTGATATTGTATCTTCCGTTACAACAACCCCGTATCCTGACCTAAAAAACAAAATATGGGATTTGGGTACAGACAAAATAAATAGAACCGAAAAATATGATTCACTTACCGATTTGCAAACGGATATATCATACTACAGAGATGCAAATCAAGTTTGGGTATTGTTTAGAAAAGAAGGAAATAAATCAACAGTACCATTTGTGGGTGCCGTAACAGGATTATCCGAAAATGTAAGTCCTGAATGGACAAATTTTAGATATTTAGGTTCACCATTTAAAGTAAACAGATATTTAGGAGTAGAACGTAATCTACAATTTACTTTAAAATTATATTATACAACCGTTAGAGAAAAGGATGTAATGATAAAAAAAGTAAATTATCTTAAATCATTAGCGTTTCCATACGAAGAAATTTCTGAAATGAAATATGGTAATGATACTCAAACATCACAATACGCATTTTCTCCAAATTTAATTTATTTAACAATTGGGGACATGTATAAAAATGTATATGGATACATAGAAAGTTTATCATTTGAAATAGATGATAATACCACCTGGCCATCTGGTGACCCTAACGGTAGTCAACTAGGAAGAAGTAGATTATTTGAATTTTTCAAACTAAATAATGATAATACATTATATCCATCTGTAATAGATGTACAAATTGGTATGAAAATTATTGAAAATCATAAAACTGTAACTCAAGGTGGTATTACTAAATACAAATATAATTTTGATGGGTTATCGTATGAAGATGATGGAATAACTCCAATTAAGGAATTTAATAAGGTTGGTTGGATGACTCAATCCGGAGCTGATAAATTAGCGGGTGTTGGTAAGTTTATTATAAACGAAACAAAAGAATAATGGCAAGTAGATATTTGTATTCCAAAACCCTATCAACCAACGATACTAAACGAAAGTATATAAGTAGTACTATCTATCCTAAAATAAAACCATCTGATAATGATTTTTATATTATTTCAGAAGCATCCGATAGATTAGATATACTAGCTTCTAAATATTTTGGAGATAAATCACTATGGTGGGTAATAGCAGTTGCAAACAATTTAAATGAAGCATCGTTTTTTATCAATCCAGGAACTCAATTAAGAATTCCAGGCAGTATATCTACCGTATTAAATGATTTAGAAAAAATAAATAAATAAAGTTATGGGATTTCCATTTTTGGCCCCTTTAAAACCGGGTATAGTAAAAAAATTAAGAGAAAGAGAAAATGATATTAGTTATGTAAATTCTCTATCACCATTTATAATGTTGAGTTCTGCTACTGTAGTAACAGATATTACAATACCGTATGAAGAAATAGTAAAAAATCAAGATTATGAAGGTGCGTTTCAAGGATGTGTGATTGCAAATACTACTGATATAAAAAACTTATATCAAACAGGTAAAACAATTATTGGATATGATTTAAACGGAAAACCAATAGAAGTTGTAGAAGAAAAAAATAGAAGAATATCTACTCCAATTATAACATCAATGGAGTTGGATACTGATGGTAATAATAATACATTAAAAACTGCACAACTTCAAATAAAAGTATTTAGTTTAAAGCAATTGGAAATGTTTGAATTGTTTTTTTTAAGACCTGCTATTAAAGTTGTAATAGAATGGGGGTGGAATACTGATATTAAAAACAAATCCAATAAATACATAATTGGTTCTAAATTATTTGCAAAAAAGAAATTTACGGATTATGTAGATGCCTATATGAAAATATTTTCTCATACGAATAATGCATATAGAGAGGCTAGATTGGCGTATTTAAAAACGATAGAGGAAACTAACTATGAGTATGATTATATGGCGGGAAATGTTACTAGTTACACATTTAGCCCCCAAGAAGATGGTACATACGATATAATGTTAGAAGTATCCGCAGGAAATGAATTACAATTATGGATGCCCGTAAAACAGGCAAAACCAGCAGCGAAAGGAAGTAAGCCTTCAAGTGACCCAAACGTAACAGGATTTCAATCTTGGGTTAAAAAAATCGCTGCGGATATGAATGAACCACCACTTGAAAC